ACTCCGCCATCACGCGTGATCAGGTGACGGCTCTGGAGGCGTTGGAGTTGTGGCTGCTGTACCAACGTGAGTGGTGTGAGCACAAGCCTTCCGTCACCATCACCGTGCGGGATGAAGAATGGATGGACGTGGGCGCTTGGGTGTATAAGCACTTTGACGAGGTGAGCGGCATCAGCTTCCTGCCTCACAGTGATCACACGTATCAGCAAGCCCCGTATCAGGACTTGACTCCCGCCGAGTTTGCTGCTTGGGTAGAGGCTCACCCCACCCCGGCTATTGACTGGCGTGAGTTGTCTGAGTTTGAGAAGACCGACAACACCGTGTCCGCTCAAACACTGGCGTGCGTAGCCGGGGCGTGCGAACTGCCCAACACGTAAGAGTTTCACCAACCCGCCCCAGCAATGGGGCTTTTTCAGGAGGTCATTATGAAGCCACAAAAAGGCGAACTGTTCAAGCTGGTGGACGCTTTGAAGCCCACCACCCTCACCTTGGAGGTGTGCAAGGCTCACGGCTGGGCTTACCCGCCCGTGCTGCTCACGTACAAAGGAGCCGTCACTGGCTCAGTTGTGCGCTCGGTGTTCAATTTGTAAGGAGTGTTGACATGTTGTTATCGTACTTGGAACTGAAGGCCGAGGTGCAGAACAAGGCCATGCACCCGGTGGAGGACGCTCAGGTCAACGCCAGCAGCGTGGACGTCCGCTTGGGTAGCAAGCTGTTGGTGGAGGAACTGCCCGAGGGGTTGAAGAAGGGTGAGTTGCCGGTGGTCACGTTGCGCGAGCGCGAGCCGCTGACCTTCACTGAGTTCAACCTGGAGCCGGAGGGCGAGCCGTTCCTCCTGTACCCAGGTCAATTTGTGTTGGCGCAAACGATTGAGGAGTTCAACCTGCCTCTGGATATCAGCGCAGAGTTCCGCCTCAAGAGCTCAGTGGCGCGTATGGGTCTGAGTCACGCCTTGGCGGTGTGGGCGGACGCTGGCTGGCACGGCTCAGTGCTCACGCTGGAGTTGCACAATATCAGCCAGCACCACATCATCGCTCTGCACCACGGAGACCGCGTAGGTCAGATGATTTTCCACCGCCATGTAGGCGTGCCCAGGGAGCGTAGCTACGCAGCGCGGGGAGCGTATAACAACAACCTGGAGACCACAGCCGCTCAACAGGAGAAGCAATCATGAGCATCAGGGACGGGTACACAGAGGAGTTTGAGCAGTGGAAGGTGCTGAACCCGCCCGTGGAGCGCGAGCTACGGGCAGCCGCAGCCCTTCAGTACGGGGTAGCGGAGGAGGACGTGACACCGGCGCAGATGGACTTCATTCAGCGCCGCAGGTTCTTCAACGACACCGCCTTCTGGGCATCAACTTGGGAGAGCGTCAAGTGAGCTCAGAGGACTACGACGAGCCGGGTAAGGGCATGGTGTACGGAGTAGCCGGTGGGTTGATCTGCTGGGTTGTGATCAGCCTCTTGATCTGGGCTTTGTGGTGACGAACCCGAATAACCCTAAACTTCGGTTGGGTATTCTAAAAAGGGCTTTACGAACTTCGAAGTTCGGGTTATAGTTCGTCTCACTGGTTCACTCTGTTCACTGTTTTAAGGAGATCATCATGCAAAAGCCTCAACGCTGGTACGAAATACAAGACGATACAGCATTCATCTACGACGCACCTACTTCAGCGCAGGCCGTCAGTGTCAGCATAGTGCGTAAGTCTGACCTGAGCTACTACCGCCGGAACTTTCAACTTCACAAAGTTTGGACAACGCAATAATTCATCCACCCTGTGGGGTTCGTCTCACTGGTTCACTCTGTTCACTGTTTTTAAGGAGATCATCATGCAAGCAACCGTAGGCGCACCCGCAGCAGTTCAACACAACGGCAGCTGTGGACATACCAGCTACCAACTGGGCTACGCCGTCACCAAGGTGACTCCCACCGGCCAAGTCACTATCAAGCGCGACTCTGACGGCTACGAACGCAAGTTCAAGCCCAACGGTCACGAGATGAACAAGCTGGCCTACGGTGACACCCTCCGTCTGGACGTAGAGGCTGTGCAAGCTGAAATGAACCGGGTGAGCCGTCACCGCGCCGCTGCCGACGCTATCAACAACGTGCGTCTGGAAGAACAAGTGAAGCATACATGGGGCGCTGACTCAATGCGTGACCGTATTGCTGACCTGGAAGCCCTCTTGGCCAAAGCCAAGGAAGCCGTCAACCAACTGTAACAATCACCGGGGCGCGTACACCGCCCCACTTTTCAGGAGTCGACAAATGAGCAATTTCAAACCGATGCTGAGTGGGAGCGTTGATGACGCCTCCGCGTTGAAGCTACCCTTGCTGGCCAGCGTCAAGCTGGACGGCATCCGCGCCATGGTGATCAACGGGGTGTTGGTCAGCCGTAACCTCAAGCCCATCCCCAACGCCTATGCCCAGAAGCTGTTTGGCAAGCGCGTGTTTGAAGGCTTGGACGGCGAACTGATTGTGGGCAAGGCCGGAGACCCGGACGTGTTCCGCCGTACCTCTTCAGGCGTGATGAGCGGTGACGGCCAACCAGACGTGTACTTCCACGTCTTTGACTGCATGAGCAACCCAGCCACCCCGTTCATAGCGCGTTGGGAGCACGCCCGTCACACGTCAGACAAGTCAGACCGAGTCATTGTAGTGCCGCAGTCCATCATCAGCACCTTGTCTCAGTTGGACGAGTTTGAAGCTGCCGCCTTGGGTGATGGGTACGAAGGCGTCATGTTGCGCAGCGCCAACGCACCGTACAAGTACGGGCGGGGCACGGTCAAGGCTCAAGACCTGATGAAGCTGAAGCGGTTCGCTGACGCAGAGGCCAAGGTGGTGGGCTTTGAAGAGCAGATGCACAACACAAACGAGGCCAAGCGCGACGCCTTGGGCCATACAGAGCGCAGCAGCAAGAAGGCCGGCATGGTAGGCAAGGGCACGCTGGGGGCGCTCAAGGTGGTGGGTGTCAACGGAACCTACAAGGGCGTGGCGTTCAACATCGGCACCGGGTTTGATGACGCTCTGCGTGCAGAGATTTGGGCCAATCAACCCCGGTGGCAGGGTGCTGTGGTCAAGTTCAAATACTTCCCCAGCGGCAGCAAAGAGGCACCACGCTTCCCTGTCTTCCTGGGTCAACGTAGCAAAGGTGACATGTGATGTCTGACTCATTCGTGATGTCACAGGTGGAGTACTACAGGAAGAATTTGAACTGCGGTCACACCAGAGACTGGAACCAAATACACGGGTTGTATCACCGGTACTTGTCCGAAGCAAGAAAAAGAGGCTTGGTATGACGCAACAAGTTCTGTACACACGCTCTAGGGTGTTTGTGTTTGACGATCCTCAGCGCCGGTGCTACAACGGAGCCTTTGGCGCCCACCACTATGAATGGTCGGCGTGGGAGGTGCTGGACCGCTTTCCAGCTGACAAGGCGGAGGCCAAGCTGAAGTTCTGGCGCGAGTTGAATGACTACGCAGTGAGCCAACGAGGTGACAGCGCCAAGCGGGGTCGGGACTGGGACGCCTACGCTGCAGGCCGGGAAGCCGGAGCCGCTGCCAGCCTACGCCGCCCCATGGGCAAGGCTGAGGATCAACTTCGGTTGACTTGACACCACTTTACTTTAGAAAGTTCCTGCGTTATGATACCGTCCGTGGCCCGGTTAAAGGCCACTCTTTGTCAACACTGTAAACTGGAGAACCGTAACATGGCAACCGACAAAACCGCCGACAAACCCATCAAACTGCCCAAGACCCTAGCCGGGTGCGCTGACCGCTTGTACGAGGTGCGCCAACTGCGCCTTGCCAAGCAACGCGAGGTGGAAGCCTTTGAGAAAGAGGAATCCGCCCTGCGCGAGCACCTCATTCAGAACCTGCCCAAGAGTCAAGCCAGCGGCATCGCCGGCAAGACCGCCCGTGCCTCCATCGCCAACAAGGTGGTGGTGCAGGTGACCAACTGGGACGAGGTGTACGGGTACATCGTCAAGAACTTCAAGAAGAACCCCGGCGTGTTCGCCCTGCTGCAGAAGCGGGTGGGTGAGGCCGCCGTCAAGGAAATTTGGGAAGCCGGCAAGGAAGTGCCCGGCACTCAGCCTCTGGAAGTGCCCACCGTGAGCCTGAACAAGCTATGAGCACTGTGCTGAAGCTCCAACGGAGCCTTGCTGGCGCACCTCAAGTGCTGGGCTACAACCAGACCAAGTCCGTGCTGTTTGAAGTACCGCTCACGCCGGACTTGGACAAGTGGTTTGCCGGACGTGACAAGGTGTACGTCAAGGCCAAGGTGCGCAACAAGGGCGGCACTCAGCGCGTAGAAGTGCTGAACACCACCCGCGCTCAGGACTGGTAATCATGCGCAACGAACGCGAAGCCCACAGCCAGTTTCTGGAGCAGCGCAACGGCTACCGGAAAGTCGACACCACCCTGCAACGCGGGAGTGGGCGTCGCATTCGTCTGCCGTTTTGGAGGAGGGTGCTCCGTGCAATTTTCCGCCTCTGAAGACTGGTTGGCGCTACGTGACGAGGAACCCGTGAACATCTTCATGCTGGACCATGACCCGGTTGCCGCTGCCCGCGCTCATTGTGACAAGCACGTTGTCAAGATGATTATGGAGACCGCCCAGCTGCTATCCACCGCGTGGCACCAACACCACAACCCGATGCACTTCCATATAGATGCGGAGGTGCCCTTTGACCACCTCATGGAGTGGGTGGTGCCGCCCGCTGTGTTCCGCACGCCGGTACTGACCGACTGGTGCAAGGATGGCCCAATGAGTACGGGTGACAAGCCCTTCTACCTGCTGCTGGGCCAACGTGTGCACAACGACACTCACGCCAATCATCCGTGTGCTGTATGGGCGCGTGAGTACGGAGGCAACTATCGTTGGTTGTGGCAGCTGGGTATGGCCTTGCTGGACGAATACACATACCGCTACGGCAAGGTGCACAAGACGTCATCCGTACTCTGGACGCTGGAGGCTGTACCGCCTGCGCTCATGGGTAGCCTTGACACTTGGACTGAAGTACCGCCTGCAATGCCAGAAGATTGCAAGGTGGTGATTGACGGATACTACGACTCAGTGCTCAGTTACAGGAACTACTACGCCACACGCAAGCAAGCGTTGTTGGCCTGGAAGTACCGGGAGCCGCCGCACTGGCTCACCTGGACAGGAGACCAATATGCGCTGACAGAATAACCGTAACCCACCGCCCACGGAGAGGCGTAAATCTCCGCACCTTCACTCTGTTATCTGTGCCACTTGAAAGGAACCATCATGGCCACCACAAAGAAACCCGCAGCAGCCAAGTCCACCGCCGTAGTGCCGTGGGAAGCCGAAATGGCGCAACGCGCCGTCAAAGCTGCCAAAGCCGAAAAGATCACCGGCCTCACCAAGAAGCTCAGTACTCGGGGCGGCATCCTGAGCATTGACGACACCCCCGTTGAAGACAATGAACTGCGCGTCATTGTTGTCGGTTCTGTTCACGAGAACCAATACTACACGGAAGCCTACAACCCCAACACGCCCGCCGTACCGGCCTGCTACAGCTTCAGTGACCCTGAAGCCGACGCTCCGGAAGACGGCATGGCTCCCCACGAGGAAGCCGAAGACAAGCAAGGCGACGACAACGGTCTGTGCTCCAATTGCTGGGCCAACCAAATGGGCAGTGCTGACGTGGGCCGGGGCAAGGCGTGCAAGAACATCCGCCGCTTGGCCGTCATCACTGAGGACGCGCTGGAGTCGGTGGAGTCCCTGAACGAAGCTGAAGTCCGCATGCTCAACGTGCCGGTGATGAGCACCAAGAACTGGGCCAAGTTCGTCAACGCTGTGGCTGAGGACATGAGCCGCCCCTACTGGGCTGTTGTGTGCTTGGTCAAGGTAGTGCCTGACCCCAAGAGCCTATTCCAAATCACCTTCAAGTTCGAAGAACTCATCAACTTCGACGGTGAACTGTATGAAGCCATGAAGAAGAAGGTCACTGCCGTCAACCAGCAGCTGGTGTTGCCGTACCCCAAGCAAGCTGACCTGGCAGCCGCCCAGCCGGTACGTCCTCAAGGCCGCATGGCGCAAGCCATGGCCAAGAAGGCTCCTCCTGGCAAGCCTGCCGCCAAGCCTGCACCTGCGGCCAAGCGCGGTAAGTTCTAACCACTGACGTGCAAGGAGGGCTTCGGCTCTCCTTGTTGTTTACAAACGAGGAATCCGTATGAACCTGCTCACCTTACCATGGCGCCAGTTTGTGGAAGAGCTACAGGCGTGCGAGGACGAACAGTTGGTGTGGGACGCTCTTGAAGCAGAGCGCCGCGCTGGCAAACGCCCCGCCGTCATGTTGCGTATCTACCAACGGGCAAGTAGGCTCCGCCGTCAACGCGAGCACAGTGAGCTCCTGGGGCTGACACCATGACCAAAATCAAACCAATCACAATCGACTTTGAGACGCGCCCCATTGAGCCGCGCCCACACTACCCGCCGCAGCCCGTAGGCTTCAGCATCAAGTATCCGGGCAAGAAGTCCAAATACTACGGCTGGGGTCACCCGGTCAAAAACAACTGCACTCAAGAGCAAGCTGCCGAGGTTCTACGTGACGCGTGGACCAGTGGGCAGCACTTGTTGTTTCACAACGGCAAGTTCGATATTGACGTGGCGCAAGAGCACATGGGGCTGATGGGCGTACCCCTTGACCCGCTGAAGTGCCACGACACTCAGTTCCTGCTGTTCCTGCTAGACCCGCACAGTTTCAACTTGGGCCTGAAGCCCTCAGCTGAGAAGTTCCTGGACATGCCTCCCACCGAGCAACACGCACTGCGGGACTGGCTGTTGGAGCACCAGAAACGGCTCAAGTCCGAGGGGTTGCTACCGACCAACGTGCGTATCACAGAGGGCAACTTCGGAGCGTGGATTTGCCTTGGCCCAGGGGACTTGGTGGGCAAGTATGCGGACGGTGACGTCGTGCGCACTGAGAAGCTATTTGACAAGCTATACCCGGAAGCCGTTGCTCGTGACATGTTGCCCGCCTATCAGCGTGAGCAGAAGCTGGTGCCCATCCTGCTGCAGAACGAGCGTCAAGGTATGAAGTGTGACGTCAAGGGTCTGGAAGCCGCGCTGACTGCGGGGGAATCCGCTACTGTGGCCGCAGAAGCGTGGCTGCGCAAGACGCTGAAGGCTCCTGACCTCAACTTTGAGAGCGACGCTCAACTGGCGGAGGTGCTTGACCGGGAGGGTGTCATCACTGAATGGACGCTCACGCCTACCGGCAAGAAGTCAATGAACAAGAAGGTACTCAAGCCGGAGCACTACCACAACAAGAAGGTGTTCCAGGTGCTGGGCTACCGTAGCAAGTTGGCCACCTGCCTGCAGACGTACATCCGGCCTTGGCTGGACACCGCCCGTCAAACCAACGGCATCCTGCACGCGGGGTGGAATCAGACCCGTAACGACCGGGACGCCGGTACACGCACTGGGCGGCTGAGTAGCAGCCCCAACTTCATGGCTGTGGCCAAGTCGTTTGAGGACAAGGGCGACGGATGGAGCCACCCGGACTTCCTCAAGAGCCTACCGCACCTGCCGCTCATGCGTCAGTTTCTGCTGCCGGACTCCCCCAAGCACTGGTGGGGCAGACGAGATTACAACCAGCAAGAGCTACGCATCCTGGCTCACTTTGAAGACGACAAGCTGCTGCAGGCGTACTTGCAGAACCCCAAGTTGGACGTGCACACGTTCGTTCAACAGGCCATCAAGACGCTCATGGGCTTGGACTTGCCCCGTACTCCTATCAAGACGCTCAACTTCGGCTTGCTGTACGGCCAAGGCGTGGGCAGCATGGCTGAGAAGCTGGGCAAGTCAGTGGAGGAGATTCGCACCCTCCGCAACGCTCAGTTGAGCGCCCTACCCGGCCTGAAGGTTCTGGACGCTGCTGTGAAGCAACGGGGCAGAGCCGGTCAATGCATCACCACCTGGGGTGGGCGTCAGTACTTCGCTGAAGAGCCAAGAGTGATTGACGGCCAGCTGCGCACGTTTGAGTACAAGCTGCTCAACTACCTCATTCAAGGCTCTGCGGCTGACTGCACCAAGGAAGCCTTGATCCGCTACCATGAGATGGGCTATGGGGACGCCCGGTTTGTGGTCACCGTACACGACGAAATCAACATCAGCGCCCCCAAGGGTGCGTTCAAGAAGGAAATGCTCCGCCTGCGGGAAGCGATGATGTCGGTTGAGTTCGATGTACCTATGTTCTCTGACGGTGAGTTTGGCGCCAACTGGGGCGACATGCAAGACCTGAAGGAGCCTATGCCCGATTTGTCACGTTGGAAAGGAAAGTGAATATGGCCACCGCCAAGAAAGTTATCCCCATCAAGCCCCTCACCAGCTGGAGTTTCAGCCGGTACCAGGATTACAAGAGTTGCCCCGCCAAGGCCAAGTACAAGCACATTGACAAGCTGAAGGAGCCGCCTAGCCCCGCCATGGAGCGCGGAGCGGCCATTCACAACCTGTGTGAGCAGTACGTGAAGGGCACGCTGGCCAAGCTACCGCCGGAACTCAAGCTGTTCAAGGACGAGTTCACCAAGCTGCGGAAGATGTACAAAGCCAAGAAGCTCCCCATGATTGTGGAGGACAACTGGGCATTCACCAACACGTGGGAAGAGTCGACCTGGAATGACTGGGTCAACTGCTGGGTGCGTATCAAGCTGGACTGCGCCCACTACGAAGAAGCCAACGTGTTGTACGTCACTGACTACAAGACCGGCAAGATGAACGACTTTAAGAACGCCGAGTACATGGAGCAGTTGGAACTGTACGCCTTGGCCGCCTTGTTGATGAGCGCGGTGGAGGACGTCACAGTGGTGCCTCGGTTGCTATACCTGGACAGCGGTGACGTGTACCCTCCACCCGGTCAGGAAGTGACCTACACCCGCGCAGACTTGAAGAAGCTGCTCACCGAGTGGAACAAGCGTGTCAAGCCGATGATGACGGACACCCGCTTTGCCCCCAAGCCCAGCGCCAACTCTTGCCGGTGGTGCTACTTCAGCGCCAGCAAGAATGGCCCATGCCAGTTCTAAGGAGACGACAATGATTCATGTAATGGTAGATTTGGAAACGCTTGGCCGCCGAGCCGGGTGCAAGGTGTTGAGCATTGGCGCGGTGGTGTTTGGCCCGAAAGGGCTGGGCGCTGAGTTCTACACGGAGGTTCAACGTGACCACCAACCCGGCCTTCATGAAGACCAGGACACCGTCGGTTGGTGGGCCAAGCAGTCACCCGAGGCGCGGGTGCGGTTGTTCAGCCCCGTGGGCAAGGTGCCACTGAAGCACACCCTGGAAGCCTTCAACGACTGGCTGGAGAAGCTGGCAGACCGTGACGCCAAGGGCAACTTGAATGCCTGCGTGTGGGGCAATGGGGCAGACTTTGACAACGCCATTCTCAACGTGGCCTACGCTGAGGTGTGCATGGAGCCTCCTGCTTGGCCGTTCTGGAACAACAGGTGCTACCGCACGCTGAAGGGCATGAAGCCCTCCGTCAAGCTGGTGCGCACTGGAGTGTACCACAACGCCTTGGACGACGCCAAGAGTCAAGCGGAGCACGCAGTGCGCTTGATGACGGAGCTACAGGCGTGGGAGGCGTAACTCACCGGTGGACTGTAGGGTCGGGCGGCTTCATAGGTGAGGTCACTTTGTTGTCGGTAGATGAGCTCAACTACGACCTACACCTGACCCGGCGCAAGTCGGTTCCATTGCTGGAACTGACAGACGTGTACGTGCACCCGTTGCGCCGGGGCAGAGGGTGGGCTCAGGAGCTACTCAACACAGCCACAGCGTGGGCAGACTCCCAGCAGACGGACTTGGTACTGAGGACGGTGGCCTATGGGCCACAGAAAGACCGCAACAAGCGCCCGGTGCCCCGTATGGCCAAGGAGGAACTGCAGGTGTTCTACGCACGCTTCGGCTTCAAGTCCCGCAAGGCAGACCCTTGCATCATGGTGCGGAGGTGGCGGTGAGTACCTACCAACTAGAGGTGCTGATTGAGAACTGGGTTGTGGACAAGGCGTACAACACACTGGGTGTGCTGTCGCTGAAGCTCAACGTGGTGGGCAGTACGGGGTGGCCTGACCGGGTGTTCTGGATACCGGGTGGCCGCCCCTTGCTCATTGAGTTCAAACGACCCGGAGGCGTTGTCAGCCCCAAACAAGCACTGATTCACAAACAACTACGATACAGAGGTTATGATGTCCAAATCCACGACAACCGTGAAGAAGCCTTCCAAGCCGTCCAAGCCGCGCTGGACGCCGCACGCCTATCAGCGCAAGGCTGTCAAGTTCCTGCTGGAGCACGGAGCCGCTGCGCTCTTTTTAGACCCTGGCCTGGGGAAGACCAGCGTGACGATAGCTGCCAGCAAGATTCTGCTGAAGGAAGGCGTGATGCGCGGGGCGCTGATAGTGGCTCCACTCCGCCCGGCAAGAACCACTTGGCCAAAGGAGGTAGCAAAGTGGGCAGACTTCGAAGGTCTTGACTTGGTGGTGCTGCACGGCAACGACAAAGAACGCTTGGTGCGCGAGGAGCATGACTTCTACGTGATCAACTATGAGGGTCTGGCGTGGCTGTTCAACTTTGTTAAGGTGGGTAAGGTACAGAAGCCGGTGTTGACGGAAGCGGGCAAGGCTCTGCTGAAGAACGTGGACACGTTGGTGTGGGACGAACTCAGCAAGATGAAGCACCCCGGCACTCTGCGCTACAAGCTCATCAAGCCGTGGTTGAAGAAGTTCAGCCGCAGGTGGGGCTTGACCGGCTCCCCGGCCTCCAACGGTCTGCTCGACCTATTTGGTCAGTGCTACGTGTTGGACGAAGGCAATGCGCTCGGTCAGTACATCACGCACTACAAGGCAGCGTACTTCCTGCCCACAGACAAGATGGGCTACAACTGGCGTCCCAAGGAGGGCGCTGAGGAGGCCATTCACGCACGCCTCCAGCCCTTGGCTCTGCGCATGGACGCTGATGACTACCTCACCTTGCCCAAGCAGCTGGACCACGTACTCAAGTTTGACCTACCACCCACCGTGCGCAAGCAGTACGAGGAGTTGGAGGAAGAGCTACTCACCCAAGTGGACCAGCACTTGATTGTGGCTGCCAACTCCGGCAGTGCCAACAGCAAGTGCCGTCAGGTGTGCTCGGGCGCTTTGTACCTACCCACCGTTGACCCAGTGACCGGGGCGGTGAGTACCAACGGAGGACGGAAGGCTGACCGCAAGTGGGTGCTGTTGCACGACGACAAACTGGATGAGCTGGAGCGTCTGATTGACGAACTGCAAGGCCAACAGCTGCTGGTGGCGTATGACTTCAACCACGACCTGGAACGCCTGCTCAAGCGGTTCCCCAACACGCCCTACATTGGGGGAGGCGTCAGCGGGCAACGCGGTGAGGAGTTGGAGGCCGCGTGGAACCGGGGCGAGCTACCGCTGCTGTTTGGTCACCCGGCCTCCATTGGCCACGGCCTGAACTTGCAGGAGAGCCACGCTCACCACATTGCTTGGTTCACGCTCACGTGGGACTTTGAACTGTACGACCAATTCAACCGTCGTCTGCGCCGCCAAGGTAACAACAGTGAGCA